CTAAAACCTTTTCTATTAACCGCATTGAAAACAATAGGATTATTTCAGGGTTAAATGGACAGAAGGTTCCACTTTACAACTTATCATCAGTTATTAAATCAGATGTAGTTTATATATGTGAAGGCGAAAAAGACGCAGACAATCTAATAGCTAAAAAGCTTTGTGCTACAACTAATATTGCTGGCGGTGCTCAGTGGGATGAATCTTTTACTGAGTCACTAAGAAACAAAACAATAATAATTTGCCAGGATAACGACGATACTGGGAGAAAACGCACAGAAAGAATTAAAACTCATTTATCTGGGAAGGTAAAAGAAATCTTCTTATTTGCGCCTCATGATATGCCAGAAAAAGCGGACGTTACAGACTGGCTCAACATGGGTGGGGAAGCTAGTGAAATTATTTTATACAGCAAATCAATCTACAAAGCTCCCGAAAAGCTAACAGCATTAAAATTAAGCAACTGGTTAGAATCTCCAACAGTAGATGCGGATCCTGTTTTGCCAAAAGTTTTTGATATTGGGGATAAAGTAGTAATTATTGGGCAATCTAAAACAAAAAAGTCTTTTTTTGCTCAGCAATTAGCTTTTTGTATTGCTGGCAATAGACGCTTTTTAGAATTTGACACAAAGCCTAAAAAGGTTCTTTTGATTCAGTTTGAGATTAGAAAAGACCGCTATCATTTAAGGTGTAAGCGTATGGCTACTGGTCTCGATATTGCATCAAATGAGTTAGACAATCTTCTAATTCTAAATGCTCGCGGTTTTGGTGCTGTTACTGAAGACCTTAAAACTCTGATGAAGGAGCAGATTGAAGCCCATAAGCCTGAGGTTGTTATAATTGATCCGCTTTACAAATTAATTGATGGGGATGAGTCTAAGTCAGAAGAGATTAAGCCAATTCTTAGATTCTTTGACAAGTTAGCAGAAGATTCGAAAGCGGCTATTATTTACATTCATCACGATAAGAAAGGACACGCAGGAGACCAGCAGACCGTAGATCGTGGGGCAGGTTCTGGAGTCTTAGCCCGTGACTTTGACGCGGCAATTTACCTAACTCCCCATAAGGACAAAGAAGACCACTTAGTAATTGAGTTTTTAACTAGAAATTACAAAGCAAAAGAACCCTTTACAGCAGAATTTAAAGAAAATCATTTTATTTGGTCGCCTTTAACTCCAGATAAGCAGACAGCCCGCTCAGCTCAAAACAAAGCGATTACTATTCAATCCCTAGCTGATAAGGCTAAGGACTTTATTAGAAAGCAAATGATGATGGGCGAGACTAAGATGCCAGCTATTCTGTTCAGGGAGAAGCTAAAAGAAAGCGGGGTGCCTGAAAAGAGGGCAACTGCTACTATTCAAGAACTTATTGTAGAGGGTATTTTAGTAGAAGAGTATTTGCAGCCCAAAGAAGGTAAGTCGGCTAAGCACTTTGTTTTTGTCAAAATGCCTCCTTTACCGAAAGCTTCCAATAGCTCTGAAAGTGAATTTAAGGATAATGTAACAGAGTTTGAAGATGAGCCTTTTTAGTTCTCATCTCAAATATACGAACTATAGGAACTATCAGAAAATACCTTCCGATAGTAGGCCGAGAGTTCCATAAGTTCAAAATATCGAACTATCTGCTTTCCGCCTCCCCTTTAGGGGAGCGGAGCGGAAAGCTCGATACCAGAATTTTAGGTTTTGGTAATGCCAAGAATTAAATCAATTAGGGGGGCGCGAGTTAATTTAAGATTTGTTGAGGTTGTTTGGTGTGGCAAACCAGTGTTTGTTTCTGGTATCTCATTAACAAACCTACAATCCGAGCTTGGCTTCCAAATCTTTTGCCAAGACTGGCTAAACGAGCAAGCAAACAAACCAGGCTTGCCATTACCGAACAAATATTCCCATTGGCACCATTCAGCCGGAGAAAACAGAGGAAGCGGAATTTACGGCCTTCGTGCGGGTTTAATGGCCAAGCGATCAGGGCAGCAGAGAGGGTGGCCGGATTGGATCAATTGTCATCGGAAGATTGCGATTGAGCTTAAGTTGCCGAAGGGTGTGCTGAGCGAGGAGCAAAAGCACTGGCTTAGCTACTTCAAGCACATTGGTTTCCATGCAGAGTGCGTCCGCTCCTTCGAGCGCTTCGTTGAGGTGGTGGAAGGGGGCTAGCCAAATCGGTTTAAATGGGGTATTGGTAAGATAACGGTTTCAAACGCTTATCTATTGTAGCCAATGGTTTTCAAGCCAGGCCAGTCAGGCAACGCTGATGGTGGTAAATTAGCAAAACAACGAAAGAAAGCTTTAATTAACGAGCTGCTGGGTCTCCATGTCAATAAGGCGGTTGCTGTAATTGCTAAGCATTTAGATTCAGACGATCCGGCATGGGCAGCTAAGTTAGTTTTAGAATACTGCTATGGCAAACCAGCCCAATCCCTAGAGCTATCTGGTCCTGAAGGTGGCCCGATTGGGATTGTGTCAGATACTCCCTTAAGCATAGAGCAGTTTGCGGCTAAATTTGCACCTAAAGCAGATGGAGAGTGAGCCTAATATCGTATGGCGTCCTCAGCCTGCAGTTCTTAATGGCGTAATTCGCCCTGATCTTTTTTCCCCTCAACAAATATTAATTAAATGTCCTTACCCGCTGATCGGATTCGGTGGCGCAAGGGGCGGCGGCAAAACAGACGGGGTGCTTGGTAAGTTTGGGCTTAAGCAACAGCAATACGGCAAACGCTTCAACGGAATATTTTTCCGCAGAGAGATGCCAGGAGCTGACGATTTAATTGACAGAGCGCGCGATCTGTATGAGCCAATGGGCGCAAGCTATAACAAAGTAGAGAGGCAGTTCATATTTAGGCAAGGCGGTCGCTTAAGATTCAGGCCACTACTAGACGAATCAGACGCAAGCAAGCTACAGGGCCAATCGATTTCCGATGCGGCCGTAGAAGAATCAGGCAACTATCCAGACCCATCTCCTATATGGAAATTGTTTGGCGTGTTGCGCTCAGCCCAAGGTGTACCAACCCAGCTAATACTTACATTTAATCCTGGCGGTCCTGGTCACTATTGGTTACGTGAGCTATTTGTAAAGCCTGCACCACTTGGAATGCGTACACTTTACAAGACATTACCAACTGGCAAAAAGATCCCTTACATCTACATACCAAGCAAAGTTAAAGACAATCCAATCTTACTGCAAAGTGATCCTGATTACATTGACCGCTTGCACATGGTCGGCTCTCCCGAACTAGTCAGAGCTTGGCTAGAAGGCGACTTCGAGATCCACGAAGGCAGCTTCTTTCCTGAGTTTGGGCAGCGCCACTTGGTTAATCCATTCCCAATCCCTAACCACTGGCATAAGATCTGCGGATTCGATTGGGGCCACAACTCCCCGTTTTGCGCTGTGTGGGGTGCTGTTAGTTCAGGCAGAGATGACCAAGGCAATGAGCTTCCGTATGCTAAAGGCAGCGTTGTAATCTACCGAGAGTACACAGGCAAAGGGATTAAGAACGTTGAGATTGCCAAGACAATCGCAGACCTCAGTCAAGGCGAAGATTGCCGCATGGTTGCTGACACCCAAATCTTCAACGACATGGGCAACACTTCAATTGCTCAAGAGTTTCACCAAGTATTTGAGAAGTACAAGAATCAACAGTACTGGGAGCCAGCCGATAAGAACAGGTTGGCGGGTTGGTCGCAATTTAGGCGCAGACTTGGCAAGAATGGCAGCATCCCCTCAATCTATTTCTTTACTACTTGCCGCTATTTGCTAGACACAATTCCAGCTGCTGGAATCAACCTTAAGCACCCAGAAGAAATGGACCCGCTATGTAATGACCACGGTTGTGTGATTGCTGGAACGCTAGTTAAAACACCGAGCGGCTTTGTTAGGATGGATCAACTTCGCGCTGGAGATAATATTATTTGCGGCGATGGCTTTATTAGACCAATTGAAGTTGCCGCGTTAACTAGAAAACAAGCGCTGATTGTGAGGATTAAGTTTACCGATGGCTTGGAAGTTAGATGCACCTATGACCATGAATTTTTAACAGATAAAGGTTGGGTACAAGCAAAAGACTTGAGTGCCTCTAGTTATAAGTGTATAACTGAAGCATGGAAATCAAAATCATTTCAGCCACGAAGCAGCAATTCAATGGTAGAAGCTACGCGCTTGCTAGAGCAGAGCGGTATTTTAAACAATCAAATAAATACTTACACAGAAAAATCTGGGAGTGGCATTACGGGTGGATTCCAACGGGTTATCACATTCATCACATCGATAGGGATAGAGCCAATAACGAAATTGAGAACTTGGCGATGGTTAAAGCGCAATCTCACTATGAGCACCATAACCTCGACCCAGACAGAAAAGAAATTGGCAAGAAATATATTAAATTGGCCCAAGAAGCTGCGGTTGTTTGGCATGGCTCGGAAGAAGGAAGAGCTTGGCACAAACAGCACTATCAAAACCACAAACATACTATGCATAGGAAAATTCAAAGAAATTGCGAAGTATGCAACGCAGAGTTTCAAACACTTGAAAACCGACCTAGCAAATATTGCGGGGGAACTTGTAAGGCAAAAGTCTATAGAAAAACTAGGGTTGAGCAGCGTGAATGCGCTTGCTGTAAAAAGCAATTTACTATTTACGCACGAAGCGCAGCAAAAACATGTGGGAATGCCTGTGCAGCCAAGCTTCGTTGGGATTCAGGAAATTTCATTCGACGAAAAGCCACAAGACGTATACTGTCTTAGTGAGTCAATCAGTAGGTCCTTTGTTTTGTTGAATGGCGTAGTGTCGGGTAACTGTGACGCGTTGAGATATCTCCTAATGACAGTTCAACTTGATTCAGTATACAATCCTCCCAAACAGCCTACGGTGTCCAAGGGCGTAGTCCGAGTGGGCGAATACATTTCAGAACAGCGTAAACTTCAAAACCAGGCAACGATCTAATGGCAAGCAAGACCAAAGACCCAGGCAACCCGCAAACACAACCTAAATATTCAAGTCAGTATTGGGGGCAAGAGATTGCTAATGCTATTTCGAGGCACGAGAAGCATTTCTGGAAGGAAGCCGAGCAATCAATCCGCGTGTATAATGGGCGCGAAACCTTTGAAGGCTTGCAGCGCAGGGCCAACATTTGGTGGTACGTTGTCAACACTTTACTTCCTGCTCTTTACAGCTCAACTCCTAGAGCTGAAGTCAACCTTCGCAAGTATGCAGGAACTCAAGAGCTAGACTTAGCTGCAGTCTTACTCGAACGCAACATTCAGCGCTCAATGGATCTAGACTTCGACTTTGACTTCGTGGGCTATTCGTCTGCCTTGAGCTTGTTGCTAACTGGACGCGCTGTTGTTTGGGCTGAATACTGTTGCGAGTTTGGTGAAGCTAAGTCAATTCCACTCTCTGCAGGTGATGGCGGTCTATACTTACCAGATGGCTCTAAGTATGAAGGCGATCCGGCTGAAGTTGATGAAGATGGGGAAAGCTTTAGCTATAAGTTGGATTCGATTGAGTCGGAGTCTGCAGTCCTTAAGTTTGTTGCTTATAATGATTACCTGAATTCCGATGCAAGAAATGAAGAAGAAATTGAGTGGCGAGCTAAGCGTGGTTACTTGGATCGCGATGAGGCTAAGGAGTTAGGCTTTGATATTAGCAAGCTTAAGTTTGATGCGTACCCTGATTCACTTAAGGATAATAAAGTCAATCGCGATGACCGCAACCCAGTAAACGGTAAAGCTGACATTTGGGAAATCTGGTGCGAAGAGACTAACGAGCAAATATTTGTACAGTCACGCGGCAAAGCTTCAGTTGTTGAAAAGCAAAAGGCTCCGATCAAGTATCCAAGCTTTTACCCTTGTTCAGTGGTCAACCAATCAATCGATCCAGATTCAACAATACCTGTTTGTGACTTTGCTCACGCGAAGGATCAAATCTTAGAGGTTGAGCGGCTGGCTGAACGTAAGCATGGCCTAATCCAAGCAATCAGAGCGAACGGCGTGTATAACCCAACACTAGGCGATGTGATGCAAGATATGTTTAAGGGCGATCTTCAAATGCGACCTGTTAAGCAATGGGAAAAGACTAGGGCCGCTGGTGGTTTAAGCGGTGGGACTGAGTACTTGAACATTGAGCCTTACGTAAATGCGCTTGGTATCGTAAGCGAGCAATTCGAAGCAGCCAAGCAACAACTCTTCCAAACCCTAAAAGTCTCAGACTTAATGCAAGGGATCTCGAATCCAACTAAGACAGCAACGGCTAACAGGCTAGAGAATCAGTGGTCCAGCATGGGCCTAGTAGTTAGACAAAACCAGTTTAGTAAATTCTTAGGCGATGGGATTGAGAAGTTAGGGACCGTGATTGCGACTAAGTTTTCGCCAGAAACAATCTTAGAGCGCGGAGACGCTAAGTCTCTCTTTGAACCACTAGTCAATCAACCTCCACCAATGCAAGGACCACAGTAATGGAAGCGCAACCAATCCCAATGCAACCAATGATTGAGCCGTGGCAACAGATGGCGAATGCTTGCGTGTCACAGCTAAAGAACTCAAGCGATCTGTTTAAGCTTGTAATCGCATCAGACAGCATGGTGGCCGTGGATCAGAAGCAAGAACGCGCAGATAATGCTGACTTGCTGCAGTCAACTGGCGCATTCTTCAGTCAAATGAAGGATATGATTGATCAGTATCCACCGATGGCTAAGTTTGCCATTCAATTCTTAGAGCGCGTTGCTCGTAACTACAAAGGCGGCAAAGAAGTTGAAGCCATGTACTCAGACATGTTGAATCAGGTCGCACAACTTGCTCAACAGAAGATGGATGCAGCAGCTCAAGCTCCTCCAGATCCAGCAATGGTTAAGGCTCAAACTGACATGCAGATTGCTCAGATGACGATGCAAGGCAAGCAAGCTGAAATGCAAGCTTCAATGCAGAACTCGCAAGTTGAGTTGCAGATTAAGCAAGTTCAAGCACAGATGGAGGACATGGATCGCCAGGCTAAGGCTCAGGTTGAGCAGTCTAAACAGGCGCTGGAGATGTGGAAGGCTCAGCAGGACGTGTTGATTGAGAATAAGAAGATCGAGGTTGAGGTGTTGAAGATTCAAGCTGAGACTGAAACCCAGAAGGCAAATCAGCAAATTGCTGTGATGCAGACTAACATTGCGGCAACGATTGATGCGTTACGGCTGCAGATGGATCGTAAGGATAATGAGTTTCAGAAGCTTGCTCAGACTGTTGACGCGCATCAGCGAAACAGGGAGCACATGGATAACCACTTAGCGGATTTAGCTAACATTGTGCAATCTGATGCGCCAGATAAGAAGGAAAAGGTTAAGTCTAGTATTAGGCGTTACAAATTCTTGAAAGATGCTAACGGGGAAATCTCAGGGGCTGAGGTCCACGATGCATCAGAGAAGCCTAAGACTCCTGGAAGTTTAAAAGGGTGATGAGTGGCAAACCAAATACTCCCCAATCAGGGCGCACCGTTTGAGGCTACTAGTGTTACCTTAGCTGACAGTTCTCAAACTCAAGTTGTAAGTGCAATCCTTCCTTTTATTTCTAATTTCGACGATCAAGGCGCTGGAACTACTTACACAGGATACGCGCTGAGAGGCGCAAGCAATGCTGCTGCAAGTTGGTTTATTATGAAGTCAGTTCTATCAGCAGGAATCACAACGATCAGGTTTGCTAGCGCTCCTTATGTAATGGATCAGATTTGGGATAACAGAGCTTCGCTTACTTACACTTAAAGGAAATCTAATATGTCAGACACCTATAAACCTAACCTCTATACTGGGCTTCCCGACATTGCAGCGCCTTCTTCGATTGTTACTTCTGTTACAAATGTAGACGGGTCAGTAACAGTTAGCCCGACAACGGGTGCTGTAGTCATCTCAGTTGCCCCAACTTACAAATCAATCGACCTAGTTTCAGTTTCATACTTCGGAGGATTATAATCTATGGCCGTAACTTCAACGCCAGTTTTTACACAGGGGATAAAAGTAGGATGCGCCAGAATAATTCCTGCCGACCTTTCTAATCTAAAAACAATTTTAGTAGCAGGGGCAAACGGAACTTTAATTGATTCCATTTTAGTTTCAAGCGATGATACAAGCGCAAGGGATTTACAGTTCTGGTCTACGTTACAAGTAGATATTCCAGCAACGGCAACTCTAACAAGCTCAGGCGTAAACGTATCGAACAATGACACAGTTACGATTGGCACAAAAACTTACACATTCCAAACTACACTCACAAACGTAGACGGCAACGTAAAGATTGCAGCAAGCGCAGCGCTATCCTTAACAAATCTAAACAACGCAATTAACTTGCAAGGTGGCGTTTTAGGTACTGACTACGCTACTGCTATGACAGCGCACCCAACAGTCAGGGCAACAGGCGTAACGTCCACAATACTTCACGTTACAGCAATAGCTACTGGAACAAGTGGCAACTCGATTGCATCTACAAAATCAGCAGTTACATTAACATGGTCAAGCGCAACTTTGATAAATGGTGCGGCTTCAATCTATGTTGATGATTTAATTGCTACAGTTTCAATCCCTGCAAACTCAGGGTTTACAAGCAGCATCTCACTAGTTTCAATTCTTGATAATACTAGAATGGGATCGGCAACAGCACCAATAGGTTTGCAAATAACAGACCCGAACGGGAATAAGTTATATAGATTAGAAGCCAATGAAATTCTAAAAGTAAAATCTCTAACGACCTTAACCACAGCTAAAACAATTTACATTAGAGCAAGCGGAGCTGACCTCTAATGTTTGGAACTATTAACCCAAAGATTCCAGCAACGAGGAGTTCTGATTCTAGCTTGCTATGGAGTGCTAAGGGGCTATCTGTAAACCTAGCTAATGCTTTTGCTTGGACTGCCGCGCATAGTTGGGCGAGTAACGCGACTTTTGCTAGCACGGTTTCGCTAAACGGCACTACATATAATAATAACTATTTCCAAAACTCGAACAACTGGTCGAACTATTCTGCGATGTATAATTATGCATCTTTCTATCAGAATAACGCGATGTATTGGGGCGCAGGAGGGGATCAGGGTGTTTTTTATATAGGGTCGAGTAATTCAGTTACAAGAGATTCAAGTACTTTTGTTTGGGATTACACAAGAAAAAGACTAGGGGTAGGAGTCGCTACAGGAACGCAAGATGCTGCGGCGCATTTTAGAACAGCCGTAGGCGACCAACTTAATCAATTAACCTCTTTATCGGCGACCTTAACTCAATTTGTTTTGCTAGGTGCACCAAACGGTTCTAGCGTTACTCAAGTTACGGGGCATCTTTACGCGCCGACTTCCCCAGGGACAACAATCAACGCAGCAGCGACTAGCTATTTAGCTGGTGACATAATTGATTATCGGATTTACCAATACACAGCAGGGCCAACATTCTCAGTTGTGTTTGCTTCTACTCAAGGAACTATCACTACAGGCACAGGGGCGGCAGATGGCGATAGTGTTACAGTAGCGTGGACGGCAAACAACACAGGCACAGCCTCAAACGATGGATGCTATGTAGTTCGTCAAGTAAACGGTGGCGGCTACAACGATTATATTGATGTCGGAAATGTGGTAACTTTCCTTGATGATAATACAGGGTGGTCGGCAACGCCGGTAGTTACTCCAACCTATCCTGATTTTATAGCTACAGGAGCGACAAGAAACTATTCTGGCTATACGATTGGGTCAACACCAGTGGCTACAGTTGTTTACTCTGGTACCTCAGAAAATATAGCTTTTACTGATGACAGTAGTGGCAATCCGTATGTTATCCAACATTATTGGCTTGGAGCTAATTCGCTAGATGTTAGGGTTTTAAATACAGACCTTAGTACATATGCCGACTTCACATATGCAACGTATTACGAAGAGGACACAACTGGCACCCCTTTCGCCTCTGGCTCTACAGTAATCCCAACTACCTACGGTTATTTATCAGACGGCACAGCGCTTAACAGAGACTACGACTTTTACAATTACGGGCTAGTGAATGGTGTTAATATTTATTCTTTATCGTCAGGGATAGCAGGAGTAACAGACCCGAATGATGGCAACTATTATTATGTCGTGATTCAGTTTGGTTCTGTTTCTACATCAGCCAAACTGTTAATAGATTATAATGGAGCTATGGCTTATTCCGATAGCATAGTTGGCGCAAGCTCGCCTATTTATGATGATGGGATTACTAGCATCACTGGAGATATCACAGTAATGCCCAATCAAGCTTACCCAGCTTGTGGCCTATTTGAATCGTATGGGACTAGCTCTATAGACCCACCCACAATAATCAGTAGATCGCTAGACGGGACTTACTCAAGATTTGAATTTCAAAACCTTCTATCGGCGGCGTTAGCGTCCCTTTCGCATAACGGAACAACAGTCAGTTTATCAGCGTTAGGAGATGGTAACTTAGCCTATACTACTACGCCTAGAGTTTCGTGGGACGCTACAGGGCTAGGGTTCTTTAATACAGCGCCAATAGCTCAACCAACTACAGGAGGAGCGGCGGCTACTTTTGCTGCTAACACATCAGCGATTGTGGATGATTCTGCAACTTTTGACGGCTACACAATCGGGCAAGTAGTGTCAGCTTTAAGGTCGTTAGGTATTTTACTTTAGGAGATTTATGACAGAAGAAATACTAGAAGAGAAAGCTTCAAAGACAATTAAGGATTTTACGACAGTTGAATTAAAGGTAATGGTTTACGACCATCTAGCTTTTGTGCAAGCGCAGCATATAAAGCTAGCGGAAGATTCGCAAAAGTTTGTCGCTGAAATTAATCAAGAGATTGCTTTGCGGCAAGGCAAGTAATGATTGAATGGCTTAACGAGACATCAACGGCAGCTAAAAATATAACTATACTTTGTAGTTTTTTTAGCGTTCTTGCTGTGCTCGTTTGGCGCAATTATATCAAAGTCAAAAAGATACTTTACCAAGTTACAAACAACGGCGGTAAGTCGATGAAAGACTCCATTGATAAAATGGAGGGCTCGATTGATAAGATTTTAGTAAACCAAACCATCAATGTAAAAAGAACGCAATTACTTTGGGAGCATAATAACCAAGGATACTACGAGTGCGATGCAGACACAGGGGCTTGCACCTACGCGAACGAGATATTGTGCGACCTGTTTGGGTTACCTTTGGCAGACTTTTTAGGGTTTGGCTGGCTTGGCGTAATCGAAACGCAATCAGAAAGGAATAGGATTTATCAGTCATGGTTAGCGGCGGTCAGGGACAACATCCCGTATTCGGAGGAATATTATATAACGGTCGGAGGCCAGCGCAAGAAAGTTAGAACTAGAGCGTGGACTTGTAGAGAGGATGAAACCAATAAAGTTTTAAAAATGTTTGGCACTTTAGAGGAGGTTAAGGAATGACACTTATATCGCGGCAAGCCATAAGACCCAGTATTGAAGTAGAAGAAATTCTAGGGAATCACAAGGAGGCAATTCGGCTCTTTGATGAGATTGCGGCAAGTATGCCAGATCCAGCAGACCAGAGAGGTTGGGCCATTGTTACAGCGTCAGGATTAAGCGATGAGGGCAAAAGGTTTTTTATTGCGTTAGGTGAGGCGGCAAAGATGGTTCAGCATCCGGTGTTAGGACATTTGGTAATGCCACCGAGGGAGCCTGTAGTTGAATGACGTTTTTCTTTTACTTCCTAGGGTATGACACTCACGATGGAGGGGCTGATACTGATGGATTACCAAAGAAACATCGAAAGAGACAGCGTGAGGTTCAAGAGGAAGAGGATCTACTTAGATACTTGCTTAAGCAGCAAGGGATTAAGCCGAGTTTAAGAAGGAAGTTAGATAAGGATTCGATCAGGGAAACGCTAGAACGTCACTTCAAGGGCGAAGAGTCGAACAAAATATTAGAGCTGGTTGCTCAGCCTGAAGTAAGAACTGCTAGAGATTTGTTTAGGGCGTGGTTAGCGGTTACGAACACAAAGCGAATTCAAGTTCTAATGGCTTTAATTATGTTAGATGAGGACGAAGAACAGTATGAGCACTAGCAAACAATATGTTTACGATCCAGCACAAGGCAAAGTTGTTGAGCGGAGCGAGCGTTGGATTCCAGTTTCGGAAGCTCCCTTTGTAATTGAAGATACAATGCCGCTAACTAAGTCTCCGCTAAACGGTAAACTTTATTTCCAATCTAAGTCGGCGTTGCGGAAACATTACAAGCAGCATGGCTACGAGGAGATCGGGACCAGCTACGAGAATGAGGAATGGTTAGAGCGTGAGGAAGCCAACTACGCAAGAGAACGGGAATTTGAAGCAGATAGGAAAATTAGAAACAATTTAATAGATAGGGTGATACATGGAAAACGATAATAATAATACACAAGCAGAAGAAGCGGTTGCAGCGGTTGTTAGTGAACCTAGTGTTGAGGCTAAGCCTGAAGCTAAAGCAGAGAAGCCGACTAGCACATTAAGGAAGTCACTAGAGAAGAATTTCAAGGAAGAAAATAACAATAAGACGATTGAAGGCGATCAAACTAAGCCCGCAGTAAATAAAAGCTTCGTCAATGGCGAGAATCAGCAAGCGGAAGCTCCAAGACATGCTGAAGTAATTTTGCCACCTGCCTCAATGAATGCAGAGGATAAGAAGGTTTGGGAGACTTTGCCGGTTGAGGCTAAGAAGTTCTTAGCGCGGTATGAGTATCAAACTAGGTCTTACCTTACTAGCCAGACTCAAGGCTTAAGCCAGCGCGAGAAGGAAGTTACAGATGTACTTCAAGCTGTTACCCCTGAAGTTAGGGAAGAGTACACTAGGCAAGGGATCGCGATTCCTGATCTAGTCAGGCGTTCGGTTGCTTGGGATAAGAGGGTTAAGGAAGGGATTGATGGCGGCTTGGAATTCCTAGCAGCTCACGGCTACACCCCTCAAGACATAGTGACTCACCTATCGAGTGGGCAAGCTCAACAGTCCGAGCAACCTAAATATTTGACACAAGAAGAAGCAGAAAGGCTGGCAGATGAGAGGTTTGAGCAGAAATTTAACCTCCAACAACAAAACACACTTGCAGAACAGAACGTAAATGCATTACAATCGTTCTTAGATAGTAAGCCAGTGTTTAAGAGCGATCCTGGAACAGCCGCTCAAGTTGAGAATGCTGTAGTTGAAGAGATTGAGTACCTTAAGTTTAGAGGGTTTCAAGGTTCGACAGCTCAGTTATTGGAAACGGCATATGACAGAGCTATCAAAAACAACGAGGCTTTATCCGGTTTAAGAGCGCCACCGCAAGGTAACACCGCTCAGCCACAACAAACCGCAAAGCCCGAAGATATCTATCAGCAGATGGAGCGCGTTAGAGCTGCAAAAGCCGCGTCTAAATCTGCAAGCGGCAGCTTAGGTTCAGGCTCTCCCGCATATAAATCAAATAATTTAAGGGAGTCGTTAGAGCGCAATGCTAGTAGGTATACTAGCTAGCTAGAGATCTAAACTCCCAAACAAATCAACAAAGTTTAGGGAGTTTTTAAATGGCTGTAAATATAGAGCAAACCGTAGTTGCTACACTATGGGATCAAACTGACGAGATCGCTGATGAGGTGACTCGAAACAATGCGCTGTTGCGTTACATTGAAGATAATGGAGAAATTAGACGCAAGAATCTTGGGTACGAAATCCGCAAACCAATCATGTACAATGATACAGCGGTTGGTGGTTTCTATTCTGGTTATTCATCTTTCAACCTAGACGCGATTGACGATCTGACCGCGTTCGTATTTGCTATTAAGCAATGTTATGAGCCTGTTGCAATGTCAGGGCGTGAGAAGAGAGCCAACCAAGGCGATATGCAGCTGATTGATTTGGCTGAGACTAAGATTAAGGCAGCTAGAGCTAGACTTAAGAATACTGTTAACACTTCCTTGAATGGTTTAGGTACAGCATTCGGCGGTTTGGAATTTGATGGTATCAGAAAGGCAGTTTCAACAACTCCTACTACTGGAACTTACGGCGGTCAAAGCAGAACTACTGAGCTTTATGCTAGAAACATCTCAGTAACTGCAACCTGTACAGCTGCAAACATTCAAGACACTATTACTGATGCAATCAGCCAAACTGTTAGAGGTGACGAATCTGCTGACTTAGGCTTGCAAGATAATACCAACTGGAAGCTTCTACATTCAAGCTTAACTGCAATTCAACGTATTACTAGCTCAAGCGATAAGCTTAAGGCTGGCGGTCGTTCATTAATGTATGACGGTGTTGAGTTCGTTTTAGGAGGTGGATACGGCGGACCAAGTGCTGTTGCTTCTGGACTAGAAACTAACTCTTGCAGATTGCTAATGACTAAGTACTGGTCGTTTGATTTGCAATCGGGCGCTGACTTTAAACCGCTTGCACCTACAATGGCTAGGCCGGTCGATCAAGATGCTTTCTTCACTGTTATCATAGTTGAAGGAAACCTCTGTTGCTCTGCTCCTGGTTTACAAATTGTTATTGCACCGTAATTAAACACATGGGAGGGGTAGAGATACCCCTCTTTTTTAGATTTTTAAGGAATATTTCGTATGTCACATTCTGGAAGTTTTGGGATTAATTCAACAAGGACCTGGACACTAGCGCAGCTAGGATCATCAGGTACAGGCGCTAAATTGCTTGACGCTGGTACTGATAAAAGGGGCCAATGGGTTTTTGTTAAAGCCAGTGCCGCAATTGCTCAATACGCATTTGTTGGTATTGATGGCGAAGGCGATGCTGCTGAGCTAACAACCACAACCTATGCAGCTTCAGCTCAAATTGGTGTTGCTCAAGTTGCTTTTGCCTCGGCTGATTATGGCTGGGTATGGGTAGGCGGTGAAGGCGGCGGTGGAACTGGCGTAGGCATTAAAGGTCTATTCTCAGCTAACTACGCAGCTTTCGCGGTTATTAACACAACTGCTACAGCGGGTGTTGTTGATGATGCAGCTACTAAGATACTTGGTGGCGTTGTTGGTTTGACTCTAGTTGGTGGCGTTCAAGCTTCCGCTGAGCTTCAATCAGCTAGCACAATTATTAAGGTAACAGCTTAAGGCTGAGTAAATTAACGGGGGCTTCGGCCCCTTTTTTAAGGTTAATCGAATGAAACGAATTCTTATATCTTTGTTAGCGTTAGTTTATGCGGGCAATGCTTACGCGGATTGCGCTAGCGATCTGGTGTCAGGGGCTAAGCTATCTTCAACTACTTCGCAGGTGCTTTGTGCTACGTTTGGGAGTGCTGCTACTCAGAGTTTGATTCCTGATACCGACAATGCGTATGATTTGGGGTCGACTAGTAAGGGTTTTAGGACTGCTTATTTAGGAACTAATCTCACTTTCAACGGAGTTACGGCAACAACCAATTTAATCGGCACATCCTCGGTCAATGGAGCTGATAGTAATATCCTTCATATTAATTCTGCTGGCGGCTTGCCTAGTGCAGCGAGGGGGGCGAATTTATCGGTGTATGGGAATGAAGCCGCAGGAACTCCAGGGTTAGCTCAACTAGTTAGCGGAGACACAGCAGGAGCCGACATTAATCTATCTAGTATTGACGATATTACTTATCAACCAGGCCAAACAACTAAGTGGACGATGGACGAAACAGGACAATTTATTGGAGCTGGGACAGCTTCTATCGGCTGGTCAGTTGTAAACGTAGCGAATCAGGCTTGTAATACAACTTGTACGGCCCCTTGCGTAGTTGGCATTGATACTCTTGGTACTGGTGGGTTTCTTGCTTGTGCGACAGCTACGGCTGATTCATGTATTTGTGCTGGCGCTAGCTGACTGCTCGTATTCTCAGGGAATAGCTTAACAGCATCGCAAAATACGGGGGGAGCACCATTGGGATATGTAAATCAGACAATGGCTATTTTGGGATTAAGTAGAGGGGTAGGAATGGTTAATCAGGGAGTAAGCGGACAAACTGGGGCAACTATGTTAGCTCAAGCTCCGACTAGGGTAGACCCATTATATGGCTCTCACTATATCTCTAATGTGTCTGTTCCTTGGGAAGTCACCAACGATTTATATTTTGGCGCTACCAAGGAAATAGCTTACGCAAACTATGTAGATTTTTGCACAGGGCGCAGAGCTTTAGGGTTTAAGGTGGTGGCTGTAACAG